GATCGGATATCCATTGTATGGTACTGCCATCCATACATATACAATAAACGTTAGCACTATCCTCTCCTCATTTTAGCTTGATCTTCTGCATCTTCTTGTCGAAATACTGGGACTGAATTAGATTTATGCAATTGACCGATACCGATCATACTATTACCAGTATAATATTGCGGATTTTTTTTAGTAGTTGAACCAAGGTTAGAATTTTTACTTGGATATTGTTTAGTTTCTCGGTGGAATATTCCAGATGCAACAAGATTAAACTGAGTTTCTATAGGTTTGATTTCAACCTTAGAAGGTTTAGTTTGTGGTTTAGCCTTTTTACTTTTACGTAAAGGCTTGTACGTATTATTCACATATATCATCATAATAACTTCCTCACTTTTGCATTTAATATAACCATTATACAACGAACACTAATTAAAGTACACTCTTTTATGAGTTATTTGACATCTGCTGACGTGCATATAATTCAGCCTCTTCTGGACTAAGTCCTTCATCCAGACCTTGTTCGTAGTACATTTCTAGTAATTCTGTGTTAGGATCAAAGCTCATATTATTTTCTCCAGGCAGCAAGAGTTATTTTAGCTTCTTTATTAAACTCAGCATTAGTACATTCAGAAAAATCGAATCCAGAGGCTTCCATTCTACCTTGAATCTGTAGTGCATCTTCAACCTTAATACCTAATAATTTTGCAATGTCCATAGTTACTTTATTCATTTTTACTCTCTCCATTTAATCAATCTATAATTAATTATACAATAAATACGAATTAAAGTACACAGTTATTTTAGCTAATTGGCATTTCATTTGCACCAGCTATTACTATACCAGCACCGAATATGGAATTGTATTGATTGAGCATTTCTTTACCAGGAACACCAAACGAGGCCACAGCAGCATCTCTGATCTCGATATCACCTTCAACGTATGGCATATATGGAGCTAATCCAGCACCTAAACCTTTTTCTGTTTGCTGATATATGATTGAAGTTGCATTTTTTACTACATGTAAAGCATCTATTGTTGTTACTTCACCAATAACTTCTTCACCACTCATTAATTTCAAAATTTTAACATTACTCATATGTATCCCTATAGTCTTTTTCAATTAGAAAGTCTAGATAAAATAATGCAGTATCTAGGTCTGCAAAGTATCGTACAAAGAATCCTTTAGGCTTTTGTACATTATTTCCTACAACTAAACAGCCAGTCTTATTAACCACTGATATTTTAAATTGATAATTGCCACGCTTTAAAAATGGATATGATGTTAAGTGTATACTGTTTGGTCTGTCTGACATTATGTATTTGTGTCTAGAAATACTTGTAATTCAGAATCTTTAAGATACCCAGTTTTTGTAGCAACTGTAGTATCATCATTAGTTAATACTAAATTTGGTACACCTCTAACATTATGCTGGATTGCTATGTCTTGGAATTTTTCAATGTCAATTTTAACTACTGGAATATCACTTGCATATGTTTCCAATACGGTTGCCATCATCTTACACGGTTGACACCATGTTGCATAAAAGTCTAATAAGACAAATCCTTTTTGCAATTCTGCTAGTTGGTCGGCTGATTCTAATTCTGTTATTTTCAATACGTTCTCCAAAAAGAAGGGGAGACATGCTCCCCATTCTATTAATCTTCAGTTAAAAGTTCTGATTTAAAAAAGTTTAGATCTTTTTCTATTTCCACTTTGCGTGGTTTTTTAGAATCAGGAATAACGTTTTCTAAACCAATGCTCAAGATACCATTTTTATAAACAGCACCACGTACTTCGACCGTGTCGATAATATGGATTTGTTTACAGAATGATCTTGTACCAATACCTTTGTGCAAATAGTTTACTGTTTCATCGTTAGGTTTTTTTTCACCTTTGATTGTTAGTAATCCATCTTCAACGGTAATGTCAATTTCATCCTCATCAAAACCAGCAACTGCAAGCTCAACTGAGTACTTGTATTCGTCTAGTTTAATAATGTTATGAGGTGGGAATTTTTCTGCGGTATGATTAATGGTTGAATCTAGCATAGCTTCTAGATCGTTAAACATTCTATCAAAACCAAGGGTGGTTGGATACAGAGATCCAAATTGAACTTTCGCCATAGTATTTCTCCTTTAATAAGCGAGTTTTAAAAATATATTACCCCGAAGGCATAATACAAATCTATTTATACATCATTATGCTGAAATTCATCTAAAGCTTGATTAATTGGTTTAAATTCATATTTATTTAGCTTTTGATTTTTTGCATCTAATTTATTTCTGCTAACTGCTATTTCTCTAGCACGAGCTGCAGCTAATACAATTAAGTTGTACACACTATTTTCGGTATTTTCTGCCGCTTTTTGTATATTTATTTCTCTAATGTGTTTGTGTTTTGCTCTAGTTTGGTCTGACATTCAAATTCTCCATATTATAAAGTTGAACCACATGATTGGCATAATACTGGTGGTGGTTCTTTATCCATCTGTTGCTTAAACTTACATTTAGGGCATTTGATACCAAAGATTCTATCAAAGTTATCATCAAACTGTCTACTATGAGGTTTACTTTTAATAAAGTCTCCAGTAATATCGTTCTTAGCTGCCATGTTAGTACATCTTTTTAGGAAGCTGTTTGGATTCTAATTTCTTTTTCCAACGTTTAACTGCTTGGCTTTTAGCCCTCTTACGAGCTGTAGTTGGTTTTTCGTAAGCTTCTTTTTCTCTTAATTCAATAAGCAATCCAGAATCTTGAACTTTCTTTTTAAATTTGCGTAGAGCTTTTTCTATTTGGCCGGGTTGTACTTCTACATATAAGCCTTTAACTTCTACTTCTTGCTTTGGCTTACTAAATCTTTTTTTATTTTGAATAGCTATGATACTTCTCCTTTTTTCAATTCATAATACATTATAAACTATTAATTAATTAAAGTACAATAATATTTATGGGGTTTTGTACAGCTTACCCCAGCTGCCTAACGGTCCTAAGGTTAGGACCAAACAAAAAAGGGAACCGAAGTTCCCTCTTTTAATACTTATACGTTAAACAATTACTTGTTCATTACGTAAAGTGTAACTTCAAATCCAAATCTCATCTCTGTTGCGTGAGGTTTCGTCCACATAATAGTTCTCCTTGTTTATAAAATTTATATAAACTCATATCGAAAGAGATGTTATTACTAACAAAGGTCTTTCTTGAGGCCTATTTACATCATATAAGAATTAACTTATACACAACTATATATAACATACTTTTAATATTTGGCTAGTTAAAAGCATTAAAAACTAGTAATCCAGGAATTATCCTTCTGCAGTTGCAGTAACAGATTCACCCCCTTCTTTTTGGTCTCCAGTAGCAGCTTCTTGCTCTGCCAACTGGGATTCGCCTTGTTGTTTAATTTTGGCGATTAGTACAGCAATTTCATCGAAAGGATGTTTGCCAAGCGAACGTAAGATAAGGTTCACTTCAGTTACTTCTAAGTCTAACTTAATACTCATTACAATTTACTCCGTTTTGTTTCGTTTAACTCCGCCGATATTATACTTAGGAACAAGTTCCCATTCACTTTTCTCTTTATAAGATACTACCTTAATTTGAGATAGTGACGCTTTGGGTTCTGCCTTAGATTTATCTAGAATCTTGAGCAAACCCCAATCTTGTAATAACTCAGCAATACAATTCCTACGTTCTATGTCGGACATAGAAATATCACTTTGTTTTCCATCTAAAGCAAATAGCTCTTTGAAATGGACAATAAAGTATCTGCCTTGTTTATGTAGTATGTGACATGATTGGAAAAGTTTATTATCTTTTCTAGAAGCTATACCGATGCGGGTTAGAGTTTCTCTGACCTTAAGAAAATTGTCTGGTTCTATCAAGTCAATTTCCAACATCGCGTCGGGCGTCCAATCATAATATATAATAGTTGTCATTTTATTTCACTTTTGTATTTTAGTACATATATTTATATATGTTTTAATTTCTACCGCCAGTTTCATATGATAATCTTAACTCTTCTATTGCTTCATTTGAGAGTAAATCATGTACTTCATATGCTTTGCGTTCTGATATATTATAATGTTTTATTAATAATTTAATTACTTCGCCTATATTATCTTTTTTGTGCCACTTACTAAACCGTTTCTTTTTATATATAGAATTCTTAAGAAATTCAAATTGCCATTTCTTTTCAGCATGTGCTCTTTGATTCATCTCATTTGCATAGAGTATAGTATCAGGAAAGAATGATAACCCTTTATTTATGATAAAAGCATTATAGTCTTTATGCGCTTGAGGATCTTCAAACATATCTTTTTTTGTATCATTTATGGCTTTTAAGAAGTCAAATGGGTTCATTTTTTTGTTATTTCCGCAATTTGTGATGCATTACACACGAATACTGTATTTGGATAATTCTTTTCTAATGTAACTTGGATATCTTCATAAGAATCACCTTGTGCAAGATATGTCCCGTTATTTTTATCGTAGCAATAGATAATATCATTTTCTTTTATAAAATCTATTCGTATTTTTTGAATAACAAGTGTTGGTGATGATTCTTGTGCTTCAGCTTCTTCCACCATGAGTTTCACTTTTTGCATTAATGCAGATCGTAATGCACACCAGCCACATATAAAACCTATAATAAATCCAATTATTAAATTTTCCATACCTATCCCTATTTAAACTTACACTGCGCCATAGTTTCTGTAAGTGCTGCCATTAAATTAAGTTCTTGATCAGAAACAAATGCTGATTTATATTGATAGTCTGCTAAGATCAATACCAATTGTGGAATACTATTTGCTTCAATGTTACTTGATGCTGAATCATAAAGTTGTCTAAATATATTTATACTATCACTATCACCGTTTTTAGCAACCCACTTTCTTACTTCAGTAAAGTTTTTATCTTTAAGATTTTTAATTAGTCCTTTAAAAGATTCTTCAGTAACATTCAATAAAATACCTGAATCAATCTTACCTGTAACAGAATATCTCTGTAACTCATTAATGATTCTTCTATAGTCTGGGAAATGCTTTGTAATCATTTCAACTATAGGTTTAGGATTGTGTTCAATGTTTTCTTCTTTTAAGATATATTGTACACGTTTAAAGAAAGATGCTGCAATCTCTTGCTTATCTTTATTTTCTATTTTAAAATCTACAACTGCACATCTTGAGTGTAAAGGATCTATAATTCGATTCTTAAAGTTGCATGTAAAGATAAACCGACAATTATTAGAAAATTCTTCTATGAAAGCTCTTAGTGCTGGTTGAGTTGAGTTTGGATTTAGGTAGTCTGCTTCATCTAGAATAACAACCTTTTTAGCATCAGTTAATGATACTGTTGAAGCAAAACTTTTGATTTTGGTTCTGAGTGTATCAATACCGGATTCTTCTGAGCCGTTAATAAGGATGAACTCAGCACCAATCTCATTGCATAATGCCTTGGCTACAGTTGTTTTACCGATACCAGGGCCTCCACTAAATAAGAAATTGGGGAGTTCACCACTTGATATAAATTGCTGAAATGTATCTTTTAATTCACGAGGTAATATACAATCCTCTACACGTTGGGGTCTATATTTCTCCACCCATAAGTATTCTTGTACCATTCACTTTCTCCATAATATAATTCATTATAACTTATTACTTAATTAAAGTACATTTATACTTGAAACGCTGAATCAGCTTCAACTGCAACATAATATACTAAATCACTATTCTTTGCAGTAAAGCGAGATATTTTCTTAGAAGAGATTGATACATCATAATCACCAGGTAACATTCTTAAATTATCTATTTTAAGATTAACTTTAAAGTCCAAGTTAGTTGAACCAATCTCATGACTAAAATTATTGGCAGATAGATTCTTTTTATCTGCCACATTAACTGTGATGGTACTTCCATTTCCAACAAAGGAAACATCCTCAGATTTTAGGATTGGAGCAGTTTTCATTATCATAGTAAGAGTAGAAGCTTCGAGAGAGAGAGAGATTTCAGCTTCTGGAAAGACGATGTCTTTCGTAGGGACTACCATGTTATTCACCGCTGCTCCAAAGTATTTGATAGCATTTTTGCCTTCTTTTATAGTGACATACTTGCTATCGAACTCTAGTTCGGGATTATCAAATAATGATAATGCACCGAGAAATTCATTGACATCATAGATACCAAATTCATTAGGAAAGACTTCAGGAACCGATACTGTCGACATAATTGTTTTAGCAACAGATACAGTTGATAACTTACTACCTTCTTTTATTAATAAGTTACTATTAATTCCTGCATAATTTTTAATTACATTCAATGTTTCTTTTGATAATTTCATTTGCTTTCCTCATAATCTAGTTCAGTCATAAACATTATACAACACAAAGCGTGTGCTAAGTGTGTAATTCCAGTTTCAGTGTCATATTGCTCACCTTCTTTATACGCCCACATGTGTCTCATTGCTGCGT